ACCTCGCAACTGGAAATACAATAGTAGCTGGAAACTCTGATGTAACACTTACAGGATCAATTAATGTTCATACAGACGGAGTTGTAACTGGAACTTCTACTCTTTTTGGAACAGAATTAAGAATTGGTGATAGAATCGATAGTGTTGTTGCTGAAGGAAACACATACAGTGCTGTCATTAGTGCAATTACTTCAAACACAGTTGCAGCAGTATCAATTTCACCTACATCAGCGATTGCTGCAGGTAACACAGCGATTCGTTTAAAGAGATCAGCGTTTTCAGAACCAGTAAGGAATATGCTAGGAACAGTTGGAGTAACAGCAAATAGTACAACTGTAACTCAAACTGGTGTAACTGATGTTCTTGCAACAGCTTTTGATAAACAATTTACAGCCGGTGATATCGTCAAAATTAACGGAGAAGAAAGAAAAGTATCTTCAATAACCAATTCTTCTGTAATAATTGTTTCTACACCGTTCACAAATACTGCAGTTGCTCAAACATATTCCAGAACATGGGAATACGCTGGTCTTTTTGATAAAGAACCAGTAACTACAGAACATTCTGCTGCAAAGGGTGCTCTCTATGATGAAGTGCACGTTGTAGTTATGGATGAAGACGGAGAATGGACAGGAAATAGAGAAACAGGATTAGAAACTTATACTGGTACTTCAGTCGCATTGGGTGCAAAATATGAAGATGGTACATCGGCGTATTATGTTGATGTTCTTAATCGTAGATCAAAATATGTTTGGTGGATGGATCACAACGCAATAGGTGATGCTTATACAGATGCTGGTGGTCTTGTTACTGCATGGGGAACAGTTGCAACCGCTGGTGCAGAATACGCCTCTGGTATTAGTGGCGGTTCATTCGTAAAAACCTCAAGTTTAACCAATGGAGTTGACGGTTCTGCTCCTTCTGATGGAGATAAAATCACTGCATTTAATAAATTCAAAGATGCAGAAGAAGTTGATATTGGACTACTGATTGGTGGAGTCACTTCTGCAACAGTTGCACTTCAGCTCATTACAATCGCTGAAGGTAGAAAAGATGTAGTAGCTTTCCTTTCACCAGAACTGGCAGATGTAGTAAACAATGAAGGAAATGAAGCTGATGATGTAGTTGATTTTAGAAATGCTTTGGGGTCTTCTTCTTATGCAGTTCTTGATTCTGGTTGGAAATATCAGTATGACAAGTATAATGATGTTTATCGTTATGTTCCACTTTGTGGGGATACCGCGGGTGTCACTGCTGCTACAGAAGCAAACAGAGATGCATGGTTCTCTCCAGCTGGTTTTAATAGAGGAAGAATCAATAATGTAATAAAACTTCCTTTTAATCCAAGAAAATCTGAAAGAGACACACTTTATAAGAACAGTGTTAATCCTGTAACAACATTTGATGGTACTGGAACTGTTTTATTTGGTGATAAAACTCTTCTTTCAAAACCTTCTGCCTTTGATAGAATTAATGTACGAAGACTTTTCATTATTCTTGAAAAAGCTATTTCAAGGTTTGCACGAGCACAACTATTTGAATTCAACGATGCTTTCACAAGAGCTCAGTTTGTTGGTGCGGTGGAACCATTCTTGAGGAATGTTCAAGGCCGTGATGGTGTTACAGATTTTAAAGTTGTCTGTGATGGTTCAAACAATACTGGTGATGTGGTTGACCGTAACGAATTTGTGGGTGACATTTATGTTAAACCAAACCGTTCTATCAACTTTATTCAATTAAACTTTGTTGCGGTTCGTAGTGGAGTTGAGTTCGCAGAAGTAGTTGGTTAAATAAGTAGTATAAATAATAGTATATAACACATTAAATAGATGGGGGAAGACGATGGCATGCGAAGGCAGCACTTGTAAAAAAGACTTCCCCATCACATCTTTAATTTTAGTCATCGGAGGAAAGTAAAAATGGCGTTTTCAATAAACACATTTAGATCTAATGCATTAAACAACTCTGGAGCACGAGCTAATCTGTTTGATTGTACAATGACAGGTGCAACTGCAGCAGGTCTTTCTGCTACTGAATTTAATTTTGCATGTAAAGGTGCAGCTATTCCAGCAATGGCAGTTACAGCTATTGAAGTTCCTTATTTTGGTAGAGTAGTTAAAGTGCCTGGAAATAAGACATTTGATAACTGGACTACTACCATCATAAACGATGAGGGATTTGAAATTAGAAATGCCATGGAAAAGTGGATGACTGCAATGGGTACTCATGCAGGAAACTTAACAACAATTGGAGGGGGAACTACAGGAGGTGTTGGTTCTCTTTATGGAAGCGCAAGTGTAAGTCAATATGCTAAAGCGGGTGGTACAGCTCTTCAAACATATTCATTTGTAAATATTTTTCCAGTTAATATTAGTGAAATTGCTCTTGCTTGGGATTCTAACGATGCTATTGAAGAATTTACTGTTGAATTTGCGTATGATTATTGGACTCATGGAACAATAGTTACATAATCACTTTTATTATTTTATATTATAATTAATCTAACTAGGGGCCGGGGGCGCTCAGTCCCTGACTTTTGGAGTAGTATATGGCCGTTGAATTATTTGGTTTTACAATTGGAAGATCACAAAAAGAAAAGGAACAACAAGATCACGTTTCTTTTGCACTCCCACAATCAGAAGACGGTTCAATAGACGTAGCAGGAACTCCTGGCGGAGCTTACGCTACTTATTTGGATATGGAAGGTTCTGCAAAGAATGAAGCAGAGTTAATCATACGTTATAGATCTATGGCACTTTTTCCAGAAACGGAAATTGCAATTGACGATATAGTAAATGATGCTGTTGTTTCAGACAGAGAACAGGCGCCGGTTTCCCTCAATCTTTCCAATGTTAATATTTCACCAGACATTAAAACAAAAATAAACGAAAACTTTAGAGAAGTATTGGGCCTGTTGAAATTCAATGAAACTGGATTTGATACTTTCCGAAAATGGTATATTGACGGCCGACTTTATTATCACATCATAATAGACCCCGAAAATCCAAAAAAAGGTATTTTAGAACTCAGACCGATTGATGCACTCAAGATTAGAAAAGTACGTCAAATCCTCCCACCAAAAGATGCAAGTCAAAATTCTTTAATGCCCATAGTTGAAGAATACTTTGCATTCAACGAAGGTGGTATGGACGGTAAACAGGGTGGTCAAGTAATGAGAATTGCTGCGGATTCTATTGCATACTGTCATTCTGGATTACTAAACGAAGACAAGAGAATGGTTCTTTCATATCTTCACAAAGCAATCAAACCTCTTAATCAATTGCGAATGATTGAAGATTCGGTAGTCATTTACCGCATTTCAAGAGCTCCTGAACGAAGGATTTTCTATATTGATGTTGGTAATCTTCCAAAACAAAAAGCAGAACAGTATCTTAAAGACATCATGACTCGTTACAAAAACAAACTTGTCTATGATGCACAAACTGGTGAAGTCAGAGATGACCGTAAACACCAATCAATGTTGGAAGATTATTGGTTGCCTCGTAGAGAGGGTGGAAGAGGAACAGAGATTACTACACTTCCAGGCGGAGAAAATCTTGGTGAACTGGCTGATGTTGAATACTTTCAGAAAAAACTTTACAAGTCTCTCAATGTTCCTGTATCAAGGTTAGAATCTGAATCTGGGTTTGTTCTGGGACGAGCTCAAGAAATATCCAGAGATGAAGTAAAATTTACAAGATTCATTGAAAGACTTAGAAACAGGTTTAATCATCTTTTCAATTCTTGTCTTGAAAAACAATTAATATTAAAGGGTGTTCTTACATTAAATGATTGGAGAGCAATTTCTCCTAATCTGTTTTATGAATGGCAGTCGGATTCACACTTCGCGGAACTTAAAGAAGCAGAGATGTTGAATGAAAGATTGTCCACTCTACAGAATATGAACTATGCTGATGAAATCGTTGGAACTTTCTATTCTAAAGAATATATTAGAAAGAGAATTCTAAAACAAACTGATGAAGAAGTTCAGTTGATAGACAGACAAATTGAAGCTGAAACTGCCTCGGAGCCGCCAGAAGAAGAAGAGGAATCTTTCGTTCCAACACAGGGCAAATTTATGAAAGAAGATATTAAACTCAAAAAAGAGATGAATGACATAATGAAAGGTGTTCTTTCTGAATCATAAAACTAACTTGATATAAATACTATTAACCATTAGAAAAGGATTAAAAAGATGAGTGACTATTCAACCGAAGATATTGTGAAGTATTCCATCTCAGGTGATGGAGCAAGAGTTAAAGAAGCTATTCAGGGTGTAATAGCTAGTAAAATTATGGCGGGTATGGAGGCTAAGAAGGCGGAGGTTGCTCAGGGTATGTTCAATACTGTTTCTCATGAAAAACAAGAAGTAGCAGATACTTTCGTTGCTGCAGCTAACAAAGAGACATCACAATAAATGTATACTGTTATATGAAAAAATTTAAACAGTTCCGCGGAGAACAGAAATATATAACGGAGGTCGGCCCGTATGCTACTGCAATGATGAGTGCAATGGCTATTTTCGGTTTGGGGGCAGCCGGGTTTAAACTTTTTAAAGCAGGAAAAGAAAAGATTAAAGGGTATAGGGAAACAAAAGCAGAAAAGAAAGCAAATAGAGAATCCGGTGTAGAGATTGAAGTTAAAAAAATTAATCCAGACACAGGGGAAGAATATGAAGAATTAGTTACTCTTTCTGGTAGTGATGCTAATTTAGATGCTGATGGTGTAGAAAAGAAAAGAAAGGAACTACAAAAAAAATATGATAATATGGGGAAGGGTAAAGATAAAGCTTCAGCCAATGAAAAGATAAGAGCGGAACTTGGTAAGGGCCCAGACGATATTATAACAAAAGATGATAAAAAAAAGGGTATGGATCTTCTTAAAAAAGCACAAGAGCCAGAAGAACCAGAAACAGATGAACCAGAAACACCAGATGAGCCAGAAGAACCGGATGATGAATCCGGGCCAGAAAGAGATAAAGAAACTGGAAATCTCGTAAAACAATCAGATGCACAAGCAGCTTTTGAAAAGGGCGACTTTAAACAAGCACCCGATGGATGGACAAAAGATCCTGCTGATGAAAAGAAAGTAATTAAACCAGAAGATATACCAAAGAAACCAAAGAAAAAAATAGGTACAGGATCAGCTGGAGCAAGAACAGGAATGGCGGGTCGTACCAACCCAAAAGATTTAAAGAAAGCTGGAGTGGAAAGTAGATTGTTAAAATTTGGAGAATACATTTCAGAAGATGTAATGAGTGATTTACTCAAAGCTACCAAATCTAAAAAAGACAGTGAAATTACTTTAGATGACGGAACAGATATACCGATAGATCCGCTTACATCACAGATTTTGGTTAAATATATAGAGGGGCTAAGCTCTTCAGAAAAAAATAGAACTATTCAACAAATCCAAAGAACTGAACGAGCATTTATGAAGGTTCTTGGAAAAGCACACGAAGGATAATAGATGGCAATT